TCCGTTAGAAAAGTGTACAACCCTTACATAGAAAAGATTCCAAAAAGCATAAAAGAAAGATATGGACACATTAAATTTTAAACCAACATTTTTAGGTCAGTGTATTATTAAATACCAAGTGCCATTGGATATATTTACAAGTATCAATCAAATCTACGAACAAAATTATAATAGTCTTGCACCCGCTAACGGACAGTTAGTTGGTAAGATAGAAAAAGAACATTCTTTATTTTATCATGGTAAAGATCAAACAAAGATGAAAAATCATAACTTTCTACCTAAAAATGTAACAGATTATTTTATGCAAATGTTTAATCATTATTTAAAATTTAATTCTATACAAGATTATAGCACTCATTTAAATTCTATATGGGTTAATGAAATGAAACAACATGAATACAATCCAACTCACATTCATAGAGGAATGTTATTTACAGGTCTATCTAGTGTAATGATTTTAAAACTACCATCAACATATGGTAAAGAATATTCAGCAGGGCACATACAACAGAACGGTAGACTGCAAATATTAGGTGCCTCTAACGGTCAGTTTGCTAAAATAGATTATCAACCACCTATGGATCTTAGAGACTTTTATATATTTCCCTATGATATGAGACACTGCGTATATCCATTTAATGGAACCGATGAGACAAGACGAACTCTTGCTGCAAACTGTGATATAGATTTTGATCCTATTAGAAATAGAGGAGCTAATTAATGGATAAACAATATTATATAGATAATCATATAGGGTTATTTAAAAACTTTATGCCAGATCAATTGATAGATGATTATACAAATTATTTTAATAAGTGTGAACAACAAGGTGCAGTATATCCAAGACGAGAAGATGAGATGTTGGTATCAGATAATGCAATTGATACTATAAGAGATACTAATGTTGCAATGACTTATAACAACAAACCTTTTATAGATATGTTTTTTAAAGAAGTATATCCTCTATACGTTCAAAAATATTCTTATCTTAAAAAACTTGCAACACACAACATACTAGAAGTTAAAATACAAAAGACTAAGGTTGGTGAAGGTTACCATTTTTGGCATTGTGAGAATGCAGAGATGAAAGCTAGAAATAGAATACTAGCTTTTATGGTATACCTTAATGATGTAACAGAAGGTGGCGAGACAGAATTTTTATATCAGAAGTGTCGTTTTAAACCTGAAAAAAATACATTGCTAGTTTGGCCTTCACAATTTACACATATTCATAGAGGTAACCCACCTCTATCAAATGATAAATATATAATAACGGGATGGATAGAATACGGATATTAATATGATAACAGAACCACGTTGGAAATCTTATATAGTAGAAACAACTTCACCAATATTTACACCTGAACAATGTAAAATGATTATTGCTGCAGGTCGTGCAGAACCTAGAAATGATGCTGGAGTTGGAAATGCACAAGGTACTATAAGTGGGCATATAGATACTAGTACTAGAACGTCACATATTAGTTGGATACCATTTTCTAAAATGGCTGACATGTACAAAGATATAGATAAAATAATGCAAGCTACTAATCGCAATCATTTTGGTTTTGATGGAATGACAATAAATGAAATGGCACAGTATACTGAATATCCAGAAGGTGGGTTTTATGAATGGCATGTAGATAATGATGTTAACATGCAATACGAACCGCCTGTTAGAAAAATATCAATGACATTATTACTTTCACCTGAGTCAGAGTTTGAAGGAGGGGACTTGGAATTAATGTCTGAAGGTAAAGTTACTAAAATAAAACAAGGACACGCAGTATTCTTTGCATCATTTATAAGACACAGAGTAAAACCTGTAACCCGTGGTAGAAGACAATCATTAGTTATGTGGTTTGGAGGAACACCTTTTAAGTAATGTATAGAGATTTATTATTTCCAACACCTATCTATATTGCAGATATAGAACACCCAACTCTTAATCAAGAATTGGAAAGAGATATTATAGCTTGGTCTAATAAAGATAAAGGTGTAACAAGAACCAATGTCCAAGGTTGGCATTCACATACTAATATGGCTGAGTTACCTGAGTATGCAAAACTTGTTGATATGTTATACTCTGCACAAAGAACAATTTATGATCAAGAGCATTTAAGATCAGAACCTTACTTAGGTAATATGTGGGCTAATATTAATCCACCAGGAGGAATGAATAGAGCACATCAACATCCTAATTCTTTATGGTCAGGAGTTTACTATATAAAAGCTCCTAAAAACTGTGGTAATTTAAAAATAGATGATCCAAGATCTGTCGCTTCAATGTCTAGACCACAACAAAAAGAAGGAAAGTTACCTGATAGATTATGGAGAGAAACACACTATGAACCAAAAGCAGGACGTTTAATTATGTTTCCGTCTTGGTTAATGCATTGTGTTGATCCTAATCAATCTAATGATATAAGAATATCTGTGTCGTTTAATTTTTTACAGAAAGGAATGATGGTATGATAGTTCATAAAGATCAAATTGTATTTAGAGAAAAACATCTTCAAACAGAAGAAGGCAGAATGAGTCAAACAGAAAATGAAAGATGGAAGATATTAAAAAAAGATATTGAAAAAAATGGAATTATAAACCCTTTAATATGCACAGAAAAAGATGGTAAATATAGACTGTGTATGGGTATGAGAAGATTTATCGCAGGGTGTATATTAGGTATAGAAGAGTACGAGATAGAAATTGTACCTGATGAAGAAGTAAGTACATTAATGAATGCAACTAGCAAGTATCAAAGAAAACACAAAGATGGGACAAGTATAGCACTATGACATTTCAACAACAAAAATATCAAGTAATTAAAAAAGCTACGTCATATGAGTTAGCTAATTTTATTCTTAATTATTTCTTACTTAAAAGAGAGGCTGTTAGCTACATGTATAAAAACAACATACATTCACAGTCTCCGATCCTTGGAACATGGACCGATCAACAAATACCAAATACATTCTCTTGTTATGGTGATTTTGTAATGGATACTTTATTGGTTAAAATGTTGCCTGTAATGAAACAACATACAGGACTAGATTTGATACCAACATACTCTTATGCAAGAGCTTATAAAAAAGGTGACGAACTTAAAAGACATAAAGATAGACCTAGTTGTGAGATATCATGCACACTTAATCTAGGTGGTGACCCATGGCCTATATTTATAGATGGCACAGGATCTAATAATGTTATTGATGAATACAAGAATATACATAAACCAAACGCTCCAGCGGGTACTAAAGTCTTGCTTGAAGTAGGGGATATGTTAGTATATAGTGGCTGTGAACTTGAACATTGGCGAGAGCCTTTTGACGGTAACATATGTGGCCAAGTATTCTTACATTATAACCATGTAAACGGCCCATTTGCTGATAAAAATAGATTTGATGGACGTCCTATGTTAGGTCTACCATCAGGCATTAAATAGTATTATAATGGAGCCATATGCTACAAAAGATAGGATTTCAACCTGGATTCAATAAACAAATAACAGAAACCACAGCCGAAGGACAATGGGTTGGTGGAGATAATGTTAGGTTTAGATACGGAACCCCTGAGAAGATAGGTGGTTGGCAACAATTAGGTGAATCAAAATTAACTGGAGCTGCAAGAGCTTTACATCATTTGGTTAATAAATCTGGTAACAAGTTTGCAATCATAGGTACAAACAGAATTTTATACGCTTATACTGGTGGTGTATTCTATGACATTCATCCAATTAAATCTACAGTCACATTAACCAATGCATTTAGTACAACGAATGGTTCAGCAACGGTCACTTTAACATTCAGCACGGACCATGGAGTACAAGAAAACGATATTATTCTTTTAGATAATTTTACAGCTATAACTAATTCAAATTATTCTGCATCAGATTTTGATGATAAAAAATTTATGGTAGCAAGTGTACCTACATCTACTACTTTAACTATTACAATGCCATCAGCTGAGACTGGATCAGGAGCAACTTTATCAGGTGGTATTAGAGTAAGACATTATTATCCCGTAGGACCTGCAGAACAATTACCTGGTTTTGGTTGGGGACTAGGTTCATGGGGTGGAACAGTAACAGGCGAAGCAACTACAACTTTAAATGGTGGTATTAATGCTATCACAACAACTATTGTATTAACAGATGCATCTTTGTTTCCAAGCTCGGGTACAAACTTTGTACAAATAGGATCAGAAGAAATTTCATACACAGGTATAAGTGGTAACACTTTAACAGGAGTTACAAGAGGAGTTAGAAACACAACTGCTGCAACACATTCTAATAGTGCAACAGTAATTGATAGTTCTGATTATGTAGCATGGGGTGAAGCTGCATCTGGTGACTTAGTTATAGATCCAGGTCTATGGTCTATTGATAACTTTGGTGATAAAGTAATTGCACTTATACATAATGCTCAAGTATTCGAATGGGATTCAAATGCAACAGGTGCTGTTAATAATAGAGCAACTATTATTTCAGGTGCACCGACAGCATCACGAGATATGTTAGTATCAACACCTGATAGACACTTAGTATTCTTTGGAACTGAAACAACTATTGGAACACCTTCTACACAAGATGAAATGTTTATTAGATTTTCAAATCAAGAAGATATCAATACTTATCAACCAACAGCAGTTAACACTGCAGGTACACAAAGACTTGCAGATGGATCTAAAATTGTAGGTGCGGTTAGAGGTAGAGATGCGATCTATGTTTGGACAGATACATCTTTGTTTACAATGAGATTTATTGGTCAACCGTTTACTTTTGGTTTCCAACAAGTAGGAACTAACTGTGGATTGATTGGACAGAACGCTGCATTAGAAGTTGATGGTGCTGCATACTGGTTTTCAGAAAATGGTTTCTTTAAATATTCTGGTAATTTAGAGACTATGGTTTGTTTGGTAGAAGATTTTG